CAACGCCAAAAAGGCCGCTTCTGAAATTGCCATTACCAACCAGGCAATTACAAAGGGCACTGGCAGCGGCGTGGACCCTGCGGCTATTGCCGCCAATGCAGCCGCGCAAAAAAAGGCTGCGAGCGATGCGGCAGCAGCCGCAAAGAAAATTCAGGACACGTTCAACACTACCGAGACCGACTACAAACGTCAGATCGACCTGATCAACACCAGCACCGATGCTCGTAAAAACGCCACGGAAGTCGCGAAGCTCCAATTCGAGATCGAGTCGGGCAAGTTGGTCGGTATCAACGCCGCGCAGCAAGAGCGCCTGAAGGGCTTGGCCGCCGAACTCGACGTGCAGCTCAAGCTTAAAAAAGCCTACGAAGATGCCGCCAAGCTCGCCGCTTTCAGCGATTCACTTCGGGACAGCAACCGAACTGCGAAGGAAGGTTTCCAGATTGAGCTGGCTGGCAGTGGCTCAGGCGACGAGCTCAAGGACCGGCTTAAGGCGGACCTCGCCATCAGGCAGGATTTCGACAAGCAGCAGGCCGATCTGCAAAAGCAGTACAACGGCGGCGACATCAGCCAGGAGATGTACGACAGCGAAACCGAGATGCTGCAGGAGGCGTTGGCAGAGCGGCTGGTGCTTCAGCAGGATTACTACAACCAGATTGATGATGCCCAGTCCAACTGGCTGGATGGCGTCAGCAGTGCTTGGGAAAACTACAAGGACACCGCTACCGACTACCAGCAGCAGGCGAAGGACGCGACCACCAGCATTCTGGGCGACACCACTTCATCGATTGCCAGCAACCTCGAAGGTATCCGGCAAGGGACGGTAGATGCAGGCGAGGCTGCCAAGAACGTGATGTCTGACCTCGCTCTGTCGGTGATCACCGCGCTCGAGCGGATGGCTGCTCAATGGATCGTTTACCAGGGCATTCAACTGCTGACTGGTAAGGCAACCCAGGCCAGTGCCTCGGTGGCAATGGTGGCGAACGCGCAGGCAACAGCGTTTCAGGCATCGCTCGCGGCGTTCGCGAGTACTGCGGCAATTCCAATCGTGGGCCCGATTGCCGCTCCGGCAGCAGCAGCGGCGGCCGCCAGCTTTGCAGCACCGTTGGTTGCCGGCGTGGCCACGGCCAGCCTTGCCGGTATGGCGCACGACGGTCTCGATGCCGTTCCGGAGACGGGTACCTGGCTGCTCCAAAAAGGTGAGCGGGTAACCACTGCCGAAACCAGCGCGAAGCTGGACAAGACCCTGAACGACGTGCAGAGCGCGAATGGATCGCGCGGCGGGACCGTGGTCAATCTATTCGAGGATGCGTCGAAAGCAGGGCAAAGCAGAACACGGACGGAAAACGGACAAGACGTCGTTGAACTCTGGGTTGCAAACATCATGAACGATGGTGCTGCGCACCAGGCCATGGAACAGAAATACGGACTCGGAACGGTGGGATCATGATTGTTTACCCATCGCAGCTGCCCTTGCCGTTGCTGGACGGTTACAAGCTGAGCACGGTCAGTCCACTGATGAGGACCCAGCTCAACAGCGGCAGATCGCGCCAGCGCAGGAAATTCACCAGCGTCCCAACTCAACCCACTGTGAAATGGATTTTCAGCGATCAACAGGCGGCCTTCTTCGAAGCCTGGTTTGCCAGAACCTTGGTCGATGGCTCGCTGTGGTTTCAGGCCACGCTGAAAACGCCCACGGGCCTCCGGGATTATCAGTGCAGGTTCACTGACATCTACGGCGATCTTGAACCTATTGGTGTAGACCATTGGCAGTGCTCAGCGGTGCTTGAGCTTAAGGAACGTCCATTGATCGAGCCGGGCTGGGAAATGTTCCCTGATCTGTGGTTTGGCGCAAACCTGATCGATATCGCGCTGAACCGGGAGTGGCCAGTTCCATGAATCCACTCGACGTTGCATATGCTTCTCCCGGGTCTGAGGTTCTTATTCCCACAATTGAAATCAGCTCAGCGGCGTCCGAAACGCAGCTGATCTGTGCAGGGTTTGAGAATCAGACATGCGGTACCGAAGACGGGCGGGTTGTCACCTTCGAGGCCACTGGCCTCGATATCTCGCTTCCTAATAAGGACAACACTGGCAGCCAGTCGGTGACGTTCGCTATCGATGGCGTCCTGGGCATTGCACAGAGCCTCATTATTCAGGCCATGGAAGCCGAAGCGGTCATCAGATTGACGCTGAGGTTGTATCTCAGCACTGATCTGAGCCAGCCAGCGCAACGCCCGTACTACCTGGTTGTGCGTGGCGGGAGCATGGAAGGGGAAACGGTGACCGTCCAAGGCGGTTACTTCAGCCTGATCGACATCAATTTCAACCGGGATACCTACAACGCCAATACGGCCCCCTGCATCAAGTACCTCTGACCATGCTGACTCGATACCTCTCCGCTCGCTATGTCGATGGCGGCCGCGAACTGCCGTGCCTGGATTGTTGGGGTATGACCATTCTCGCCCGTCACGAGTTGTTCGGGCTGCCCATGCTTTCCAGTTTCGGCGAAGTGCATCGGCAGCACACCTTGGAGTTCCAGCGGGCGTACAGGGGCGAGGTTAGTCGGGCCTTAGAAGAATGTACGCCCTTTCCCGGTGCGATCGCCGCCGTGCTGCGCGGAGCGGTTTGCACGCATGTCGGCCTTGTGGTCATGAAGGATGGTCGGCTGCAGGTCCTCGAAATAAATCCAGCCAGCGGCGCCCGCGTAGTGCGCCTGCAGGAATTCAAAGACAGTTACATGAAGGTGGTCTTTTACCGTGATCGAGATCCTGACGAACAAGCTTGATCCTCAGGTTCTGCGTGAGCATCGCCTGAAAGCCCCGGTGACTATCGAAGCTTGGCTGATGGCTGCCACCAGAAACTATGAGCGCCGCGAAGTGCCTCCGATCAGCATCACTGCCAACGCGGTGCTGGTTCCTCCGAGTCTGTGGTCGGAATTCGTCATCACTCCTGAGGGTCAGGTTCAAATCTGGATTGAGCCGAAAGGTACAGACCCTGTCTCGATCACTATCGCGGCGATCAAGGGCGTGCAGGCGGTGATGAAACTCATCACCCCGCGCATCAAGATGCCCAAGACCGGATCGCCAAATCAGGGCTCGACCCTGGCTGGCGCGAACGCCAAGGCGAATCAGGTGAAGTTCGGTGATCCTGTGCGAGAAGTGGCGGGGGAGGACCAGGTTTTTCCAGACTATATCGTCGAGCCGCGGCGCTGGTTCAAATCGGCGCGGGACGAATGGCAGCAGATGTTGCTGTGCATCGGCGTCGGTGAACATGAGGTTAAGGTCAGCGACATCAAGATCGGCAACACGCCGATCATCTCACTTGGCGCAAACGCTACATATCAGGTCTATCAACCTGGGGCGGACCTGAGCGCAGAGCCTGCCGCGCAGTGGTGGTACCAGGCGCCGGAAGTTGGGTCGACATCAACGGGAACCTCGGGTCTCGACTTGAAAACAACGACCACCGTTCCGCAAAACCCCGGAGCTCAGGCGTATCAGTTCAACGGTCCGTTGGTAAGCATTCCCTCTGGTGCTGGCGCTTTCCCAACCGGCTGGGCTGCGGGAATGATCGTGCGGATCGAGGCTGCCTACCAGTACATAGTGACGTCTGGCGCTGGAGTGGGTGGGCGCGACGTAGTATCCGGTCCGCTCGCGCAGCTGGCGCCATTCCCCGGGATGTCCATTGAGGTAGTCGGCGCCAACCAAGGGTTTTACCTGGTGAACAGCTACACGCCGCCTGCGGGCAGCACGCCAGCCCAGATGACGCTCAATACCGTCGGTGGAGCGCCCGTATCGGGTTTGCAGTCCGGCGTCGGCTGGGCCGCTATCGGATACCGGAGTCTTCGTTACCGTATCACTGCGGCAAGCTCCTCGCAGCTCAGCGTGCAACGCCTTACCGCTGCCGGTGCTGTTGATGCCGCGTGGACAGGCTTCGATTTCCTGCAAAGCAACTCGGCCTTGATAACCCTCGACAGTTCGACCCTGGAAGGTGATTGGGCCGGACCTTATGCGCTCTGCCCGCCGGGAATGAAGGCCAGCAAGTTTGCGTTCACGGTAATGTTTCCTTCCGGCCTCGCCGGTGTGGACAAGAAGGGCGCCTTGTTTCAATGGTCGGTGGACTACGAGTTTCAGTACCGCGACCGGACTACGGCCGGGAACTGGGTCTCTTACAAAGAAACGATCACCGAGGCAACACTCGATCAACTTGGATACACCCGGGAAATCACAGCTGCCGCGCCTATCGAGGCAGAAGGTCGCATGCGCCGGATTGGTGCTAAATCTACCTCGACCAGCATTCAGGACAACATCCAGTGGTATGACATGCGCGCGCTGCTCCCAAGCCCGAAGTCCTATCCAAACTGGACGCTGCTGGCGATATCAGCCGCCGGTGGCGGCAAGCTGGCGGCGCAATCCGAAAACCGAATCAGCGCCGTCGTGACCCGCAAACTGCCTGTTTTGGAAAACGGAGCTTGGACAACGGATAAGCGCCCGACCAGGGATATCTCCGCCTGGTTCAATTACGTGACGAAGAAGCCCGGTTACACCGATGCCGATATCGACATGGAAGAGATTTCTGCGCTGCATCAGATATGGACGGCGCGGGGCGAGACTTTCGACTACTCAACTGAGGACTTCACTACGGTGAAGGAAGCTTTGAACTCGGCACTCGCGGCCGGATTTTCTGAGCTCACCATCAGTCGTGGGAGGCTTCGCCCGATTCGTGACCAGAAGCGGGAGGGCATCGATCATAAATACTTGCCCGAAGGCACCCAAGGGTATTCGGCCCAAAACTTGATCGGCCCTCTCAAGATCGCTTTCAATCCGCCAGATCCAGCGGACGACCATGACGGCGTCGACGTTGAATACAAGGACCGGCTCACCAGGCAAACGGAAACCGTCCCATGCAGGCTGCCGGGCGACCTCGGACTGAAGGTTGAGAAGGTGAAGGCAGTCGGCGTCAGCGACAGGAACAAAGCGTACCAGCTCGGAATGCGCCGCCGTCGGGAGGCCAAGTATCGGCGTTGGACATACAGCTTTGATACCGAACTCGACGGTAACAACAGCGAATACGGCAGCTTGGCCGCCGTCTCCGACGATATACCCGAGCGTGGCCAGAGTGGTTTGCTGATGTCATTCGAGACGGTATCCGGGACTTTCATCCTTGAGAGCTCGGAACCGTTCATTTGGTCGGACGGCGTTTCCCACGTCGTCGGGCTGCGCCGGCAGGACGGAACAATGAGCGGGCCATGGCCGGCAACACGGATCGATGACTTTCACCTCAGCATTGCGAGCCTCGATTTCAACCCTGACACAAGCTGGCAGAGGGAACCGCCGCATCTGCTGTTTGGACCTCTTAAGCGCTGGTCCCACGAGGTGGTTATCAGCAAGGTGAATCCAAAGGGTCTCGAAAGCGTTTCGCTACAAGGCTTCAACTACGACGAGCGGGTGTATGCCGACGACGACAGTCCGGCGCCGGTCGATTTATAGATTTCCCCAAGCCCATCACAGATGGGCTTTTTTTTGTCTTGAGGAAACCCATGACCAATACCTATGACACCACTGGCCTGCCGGTGGGCACCTCTGACCCGCACGCGCTCTACAACAACGCCTCGAACATGGATGACGCACTGCACAGCCTTGTTGCGTGGTGGGTGGACCGCTTCGGCAAACACCGCAAGACCTGGTCCGGATTTGAAGCTGACGTGCTGGCGTTCTTTCAGAACAACGGTTACGAAACGCCGGTTAACTACGCAGCCGGTTTGTCTATCACCCGCTACGGACAGACCGTTGTTTACCTTGGGGAGCTTTACGCACCCTTGGTCGCCGCCATTCCATTCACCACAACCAACTGGACCACAGACTCGTCCAAGTTCAAAGCCATTGGTGACGCCTCCGTCCGCGCCGCACTGGCCGCTGCAGATGGCGGCAAGATCATTGGTTATAAAGCTCGTAACGTCGATGCTCGGCTCTCTGACCGAAGCAGTCTTGATGACCAAGCCGGCATATCTGGCAACGGCGTTACCAATGACCTGTCGCCGCTAAATGCCGCAATTGCCAGCGCTCGAGGTAAGAAGCTGCTCCTCAGCGATAAGACCTACTTGGTCAGCGCACGTCCGACAAATCCATACGGGGTCGAGTTCGACGGTAAGGGCGTTATCGCTCAGCAGGTTGTTGTAGATGGGAGCACTTATCTTCGCCAAATCAACACCTACAGCGACAAACTGAAACTGCATATCGGCCTTGAGTACTGCCAGCGCTTGTGGACGCGTATGCGGAGCGACGGCCAGGTGAAGTCTTTCTTTTATGGCGATAGCACAATCCAAGGAGGCAACGGCGAATCGTACGAGTATCAGCTGGCTCAGTTGATCCCAGCAATGATGTCGGGGAAGGGGTACCCGAACTTTGCCTTAACAAATCGCGGTATTGCTGGCTCCAGGGTTAGCGGATGGGACACCCGGTACCTGGCCGATATGTCGGCCGCCACCGACCTGATGGTGTTCAAAGGGGCTATCAACGATGCAGGCCAACCGGTAGAGACGCGGCTTCAAACATACCGAACTGATCTTGAGAGCGTTTTTTCGCAGATCAGGGCACCGGGGAATGTCTACGGCACGGTTAAGAATCTCACTCTGGTATTGATGGGGCCCAATGCAACCAACGACCTTCCAAACGGCCGTGACCCCAAATTCTACGAGCAGCTTCGGGGCATACACGTCGAGATTTGCCACAAATATCAGGTAGCCTTTTTCGACACCTACGGGATGATGCCAGACGCAGATAACGGCGATGGCACTTGGTTGGATGCCCCTGTGCCTGCCGTAAAAGTTGGTGTTGGTATCCATCCGATGGATATCGGAATGTCTTGGATCTGGGGCGCCATGCTGGACTTCATCTGCCCTGATACGGCGATGACGGTTTTCAAGAAGAACCACGATATCAATGCGGGCTCGTCATCGGCCATCATCCTTGCCACGACTCCGGCGACCAGTTTTCAGTTCGGTCGGTCACTATTTCCTGCGGAATTGGGGAATGGGTGGCCATTGCCAGGAGTGGTGGAAACTGTCCGAAACGTTGACGGGTCGTGCATTCAGCGCAACTGGGGTTATCGCAACAACGAGTGCGTCGTCGCCAGCAGAATCTGGAGCGTTAATGGTGGATTCTGGAGCTATTTTACAGGCGTAGAGTACGACCTTGCGTATGTAAACGGCTGGAGCACGTTCGGCAGCCCGCTTGCTAAGGGCACTGTTGTCGTGGATCAGTCTGGGATGGCGCACGTCGAGTTCGCTATGAAAGGTGGAACCGTTGCTGCCAATACGGTTTTTGCAAACCTCCCCACCGGCATCCTCCCCAAATACACGGTTCCGGTACCCGTCAATAAGAACACAGCGCTCGGGATGATCAGGTACAACACAGCTGGGGAACTGAAATTGGAAACCGCCGGCGATGCAACCCTAATGTCTGGCTCGTTCACGTTCCGGGTAGCTCCGCCGATATAGAGCAAGAGCTAGACTTCACGTACATGGCGCCCATGGCAGGGCGCCAGTATTCGTGTCCGCTCTGAAAAATTTCACGCGCCTTTGTGTTCAACCCGATATCATTGCGCTTCATTGAACGGAGTCGTGTAATGCGTGTCACAGTCTATTCGTCCCTAATTCTTACCCTCTCGTTATTGACGGGCTGCGCTCCTGCAGATCCCGTAGAGCAGGTGAGCGCCGAAAATCAGCCAAATGCCCAGATGGAACTGGCTGGCAAACTGCTTCGCGGTGAGTCTCCGAGAGAGAGAGCAGGCGGCGAATGAAACTCAATGCTCTGACCTCGCTGCGGTTTTTCGCCGCACTCGCGGTGTTTCTGCACCACTTCCATTTCTTCCAGCACACCACGAGCCCGGAACTGCAGGGTTTGTACGGAGCCTTCTTCGAAGGGTTCGCCGGTGTGACCTTCTTCTATGTGTTGTCCGGCTTTATCATTAGTTATAGCTACCACGCCCAGGCCAAAAAGCGCCCGTACTCGGCGGGAGAGTTCTTGTTTAACCGGTTCGCCAGGCTGTATCCGGTCCACCTGCTGACGCTGGGCATCGCGATTGCGGCCTATGTCGGGTTCAACAATCTAAACCTGATTGACGGTAAGGTGCTGGCGGCAAACGCCCTGTTGATCCAGAGCTATATCCCGGACTCGTCTTACTTCTTCTCCTTTAATGGAGTTGCCTGGAGCATCTCGGCAGAGCTGTTCTTTTATGTAGCGTTCATCACGCTGTTGGTAAAGCTACGCACGCGCACGCTGGCCATCATTGCCGTGGCTATGGCCATGCTGATCGGCTACCTGATCAACAGCCCGTTGCGCTACAACCCTGCATATAACTGGATTTTCTACATCAACCCGGCTTTCCGGGTGATCGACTTCATCTCAGGCATGCTGGTCTTCCGCCTGTTCATGAGCGGCAAATTCCGTATCAGTGAAGGACAGGGCACCTTCGTCGAGGTGGCGTCTCTGGCGCTGCTGGGAATGTTCGGCTATCTGGGCCTCAGCGGCGTATCGATGCTGTGGCGCTTCGATCTGTTCTACCTGGTGCCTATGGCGTTGGTGGTTTGGGTATTTGCTCAGGGTCAAGGCCTCATCTCGAAGCTGATCAGCGGACGCCTCTTCGTCACGCTGGGTGAAGCATCGTTCAGCCTTTACATGATCCACCAGATCGTCATCACCGTAGCCCTCAGCAATATGCCGGTCGATATCAATCAGCCTCGGCAGGTCTATTGGTTCATCGGGTCGACCGTACTCGTGGGTATCGTGGGCTCGGTGGCGATGTACCTGTACTACGAGAAACCGCTGAACGATTTCTTGCGGCGATTGTGGAAGGCCCGCTCAGCCAAATATCAGGTGGCGGCAAACAACTGATTCAACATTTCCAAAACCCGCTTCGGCGGGTTTTTTTTCGTCTGGAGAAAAGTGATGACCGTGACTGAGAAAGATCGCGATGTATTGGCGCGCACACTCTGGGGTGAAGCGCGCGGGGAAGGTCTGGCCGGGATGGTGGCCGTGGCCTGGTCTATCCGCAACCGGGTCGAAGACGGCAAGGAAAAGTCGTGGTGGGGCGAGGGCTACACCGGTGTGTGCCAAAAGCCATACCAGTTCAGTTGCTGGAACAAGGGTGATCCAAATCAACCGTTCCTGAGCGGAGCGCGGCAGATCCCGTTCCGCGATTTGGCGCAATGCCGTGGCGCCGCCGACCAGGTGATCGATGGAAAGGTTCCAGACCCAACCGGCGGGGCGACTCACTACTACGCCACGTCGATGCCGGTGGCGCCGAAATGGACGGTAGGTGCACGAAAGACGCTCACCCTAGGGCATCACATTTTTTTCAGGGACGTGCCGTAACGTCGCCTCGTCCGTCGAAAATCCCTCCTGCAGTATTGACCCATCCCCTCTGATTCTCGTTAACTGTACGTATGTACAGTATTAGAGCAGCAGCCATGCATTTCCTTGTAACCCCTCGACGACGCCTTGGCGTGGCGCTGACTTCGAAAGAGGTCAGAGACGCCACACCTGTAAATGGTGATGTCCAGATGAATGAATCCGGCAGTAGCACCCTGGGCCGCGCAACGGTCGAGGCGTTCATCATGAGGACAGGAGCAGGCCCGGAAATTCTCCCACGATTGCTGGACGCCAAAGTCACCGGGCTCGGGACGACAGGCTTGAACATCACCGGCGTCGAAGAGGTCGACGGGGCTTTCTATTTCCAGTCATGGTGGTGCCGCTTTGGTTGAGAACCCTCTGGCGGATTGGCATATGACGATCAAGTGCCGCGATGATCTTGTCACCGATCCGGAGGCTCATCGGCGCAAGCTGGTCGAACTGGCGATGCTCGCACGCCGCCGGAACCAGGTCAGCGCCGAGGAGCTGAACGAAATGCTCGAGCGTTCGGATGCGGCCAGGCTCTGGGGTTTGATCGAATGGGAGGAGGCGTATCTCATCGGTCTGTTCTCCCCGGAAGGGACTGAGCACGATGAGGGGTTGCAGCTGATCATTGGGAATGGCTGAACGTTGGCAGGACGCCGGGGAGG